AGCCCTTTTTGCTATAATAGGCGCAGGTCTTTGCGCATTTTGTATCCCTGAAAATTTCATGGGATACAAAAATTTTAACGGCTGGTGCTCGCTTATTTGCATCGGTCTTGCTCTTTTTTTTGTAGTTTTATCAAAATTAAGCGGTGTTCACATTGACCCGACAAACAAATACGCTGACGACAACGAAGATGACTACTAAACTTTCTAAAAAAATAACCAAAGCCATTAAAAAAATGGCTAAGGTGGTTTACTTGACAAAAACTAAACATACTGGTGATACAAATGGTAGCCAAGGTTAATTTACTATACTGTGTACTCCTTGTATGTTTAGGAATGTGTATTGGGTACTACATATTGTCTAACCTTTTTAGGCCGAGCGAAAAGTATATCTTTAAGCAAGGCGCTGTTTATGGGGCAAGGATGTACAAAGAACATGTTCACAGGATGGGAACCTTTAATTACGTTGATGACTCTACTGTTATAGTAATAACGAACAACGATTCATTGGTAATATATAAATGGAGGTCAAATATTGAGAAATAATGAATGGATTGATCTACCTGTTTACCAAACAGAGCTATACCCTAAAAGAATCAGGGACATAGCGAAAAAAGTTGGGGCAACGGTAGAAGAAATTGCAAATAACGAAGGAATCGCTCCCGGAGCAGTGCTATGGGAGTGGGTTAAGAGAGAAGACATTATGGATATTTTCAGGATAATCGAGTATCCAGAAGATGATACCATGTCTGTTATTATATTACTAAGCGGAGAACAATTGATAGTAAACATGCCACATAGAAAATTAATGGCAAGAATACACAAATTTCTCTTAACAGAACCTCAGTACGATTTCTCGCAAGAAGGTTCTGCGCAGGTCGAAATCGTAGAAATAAACGGAGAACGCAACGACGAACAGTAATTCGGAATGGAAAAGAAGAAATTTAAACACAACAAAGTCCCTGTTGACTTATTACAGCACTGCTTCGAGCAAAAGGCTGTGCACGGGGACTTAAAGGTGTTTTTGGGGACGGACTCAATCTTTATAGAAGGAAAGATACACTACTTCACAGTGGTAGCCTTTAGGTATGGTAAGAGCGGTGTCCATTTCATATATACCAAGGAGACGATTAACTCGATAAGAAAAGAGTCTGGTAAGCCCGACATTTTCACCAGACTGTGGAAGGAATGCGAACTGTCAATGGCTTTAGCCCGTTTCTTTGTAGAAAAGGGAGTCTTTGATATTAAAGACATTATCATAGAAATAGACTACAACAACGTTGTAGAAACTATTTCTAAGCAGTTAATACCCGCTACAAAAGGGTGGGCAACAGGGGCAGGGTTCAAGTGTTTGGCCAAAATACCGCACAACCACAACAAGCCGGTAAGAACTTTATTGGAAGACATGGTATGTATCGGCAACCCCGAACTTGACATCAACGGGAGGCCGTTACATCCTGAAGACTGGACAGATGTTCAGATTGCTTGTAAAGCGGCAAACCACCTGTGTAAAGGTGTTTGATATGTGCTTACTAAAAGCCATACTAATATCTGCATATTTATCCTCAGTAGTAATTTCCCTGCTCTTAACTTTATTCGCCTATTACCACATAAAAGATAACAAAACTATGAAAGTTATGGACATGGATATTCGCATTAAATATCCAGCACTAATAATTACTGTTCTGATTATCCTATCGCTTGTCCCAGTGCTCAACACAATTGTTTCTAACAAACTGGTTCGAAAAATATTAATTTAATGAAATATAAAATATTAACATCCCAGTACATGCAGATTGCTGGGGCACATAGACTGCCGTTAAAAGTATATAAAATAATCGCTCTAAAATCTTTCGATGTACTTATAAAAGGTTCTCAAAAGAACAACTATGTTGACAGAGTAGTAACCGTAAAAGAGGGAGAAATAGGCGGCTATATTCAATCTCAGTCAAATCTTCCACAGGAAGATAATAGCTGGGTATTTAACACTGCCTGTGTGTTTGAGAATGCAACCCTTGATAATTCAGCAGTACTTGACAATGCCAAAGTGTGTGACAATTCTAAAGTATCCTGCTCTACAATAAGAGGCAGGACAAGAGTATTTGGGGCATCTATTGTTGTCAATACATTTACAGATGACAATGTAGATATATCAGGAGGATCACAAGTATCAGACTCCTACCTGTATAACGCTGCGAGGGTAGACGGAAAGTCTAAAGTAGAAAAATCAAAAATGTTTGTAGGCTCAAGGGTTAATAAATATTCTCACATAATTAACTGTGAGTTGACCGATCAAGCAGAAGTCACAGATGGCGCAGTATGCACTAACTGCAACTACTCAGGGCAAACATTTGTAAAAGGAGGAACTCACTCTAACGAAACTATAAAGCAAGAAGTGCAACTCGATGTTGTATCAGTAGCAGATCCAAACCGTAAAGACTTTTAAAAAACAATAAAATGGCAAAAATAAAAAGACCGAGCGGCCTATTAGGGCTATGGTGGTTCATCAGAGGGTATAAGTAGTGTCTTGGAGCTTGTTCAAAACAAAGTGTATGGTATTGACAGGTCAGCAGCACATATCAGTGCCACAGTTTGCCCAGACTATTTCTGATGCCTACCATCAGGCTGTATCCTTACACTTCGATACCATGACCGCTGGCGGGCGCATTGTAAACAATGCACCTAAATTTCCTATACTATACCAGCAAATCCTTGCTCAGTGCAACGCAAACCTTGCTTCACATAGCGAGGTACATTTGTTGAATCAAATAGGCCCGTTCATACTCTCGTATTGGACGGGATTAATCATTACTGGCCCTACGGGAGTCGTTACTATACTGAGTCCCGGAAATTGGGTAGGGGTTCCAGTAGTCCAAAATATGGACTTTAACATCATGCTTAATACCATGATAACTTGTTTTAGGACACATATTATGACTGTTACAGGTCAATATGTATCAAGTGTAGTTCCGGGGGTAACTTCTCCTTGGAGCGGAGCGCTTCTACAAGCGCTTCCTTAAATTTTTATCAATATTTATAAATAAAAGGAGGTTTAAAATGAAACTAAAAAACATTTATAAAGAAATAATAACAGAAAGAATTGGGGTTGTAAATGAGGCTAGTTTGTCAAGGCTATTAAGTATGGCAAGCAAAAGAGACTTTTGCGTAGCCACGGGTTTTAGATCCGGAAACGATCTAAAAACAAACAGACAATTAAATAGAGAACTTAACGCTGCCCTCGCATCAAAAAAAATGGGCGGGTACTCTTTAATAGGGCACTGGCAAGAAGCACCTGATGGGGTAGAATATAAAGACGCTGACCCCGAAACTTTGCAAGATTCTGTTGAAGAATCTGTATTGTTTATAAGGCCAGAAAGTATGCAAAGGAAAGAATTTGTAGATCTATGTGTATCCATTGCTCGAAAGTTTAACCAAGATGCTGTTGTATTAGGTCTTGTAGACAACGAGGCTAAATTTAACAGCAAAGGATTCACACTTAACAAAGAAGTAAGAGAAGATGGTACAGACTTTCCAGAATCTGGCATATATCTTCTGTTCAAAGATGGAAGTATGGACAAGATAGGGAATAGCCTTACATTAGGCAAGATATCGCAAGCGTACTCCCAAATGAAAAACAAGAAAAATGTCCCATTTGTTTTCGAGGGTGTCCTCCAACCTACGAACAACATAGGCAAACAGGCGTTCAAATCAAGAAACATAAAATACCTTATATAAGGATAGATGAATGACAGTATCAGAAATAAAAAAAATACAAAAAGAATTAAATATCCCGCTAACAGGAAAGTATGACTCTTTTACAGAAGCCGCTGTAAAGAACTTTCAGCAAAAGAACAAACTTCCTGCGACTGGCATATTTGACAACTCCACAAAAGAGTTGCTTTTAAAGGACAGTACGGAAGGTTTATTAACTACTGATCTAAGCGAAAACAAACACATAATAAACAGATACCTGCTCAAACCAGAAGAATACTACACAACAAACGAGAATAAAGAATGGCTGTTCCTACATCATACGGCAGGATGGAACAATCCTTTTGCTGTAGTGGATGCTTGGGAGGCAGACACAAGAGGGAAGATAGGAACAGAATACATTGTTGGGGGAAGGCACATACAAACGCTGGACGCAAAATATGATGGACAGATTGTACAATGCTTTCCCAGCCACAAGAACTATGCTTGGCATTTGGGAATAGGGAACACAAAGGTTCACAGGGCGAGCATAGGCATAGAGGTGTGTAATTTTGGATGGTTAGTTAAGGACGGAAACGACTTTAAGACATACATAAGCCTTGATAACACAGGAAAGATAGTTAAAGGAAGGGGGCCAATTGTGAACCCAAGTGAAGTTTGTGATTTGGGCAAAGAGTTTCGAGGTTTTAGGTATTACCACAAGTACACAGACGCACAATTATCTTCCCTTAAATATTTGATAACAAAGATTGCAAACGAGACAGGTATAGACATTACCAAGGGACTAAAAGAAAGGATAAGGAGATCCACCGATCCTTTTGCTGCTTTTGACTTTGACCCAAACGTGGTGGCCGGGAAGGTAAAGGGGCTTTATTGCCATACTAATGTATCGGCAAGAAATAAATACGGAGGCTTTGATAAATGGGACATCACACCACAACAAGGTGTAATAGATATGATACTATCTCTATGAAAGAAAAATGAAAATAAATAAATTAATAAAAGACCAAAAATGAGATTAGAAGACTTGCTTGAAAAAGAAAATATTAAAAAAGACTTAATAGGTGATGTGAATGATTTTGGTGATGAAGAGGTAAAAATGTCCAAAGAACATGCTTATAAAGAAGTCATTGACGATAAAATTGATAGTAATACAAATTTTGTTATCCCCGATTATCTGATTAATGATCCGGAGGTGGTGGGTTACCCTGACCTTGAAATGCAGAAGGGGCTTTATGAATGGGTACTGAGAGACCTTCCTGTAAGCGGCTATTCTATAAAAGACATTGGAGCAGGGAGAGGGGATTTTTATGGATATATGAACGAGCAGGCTATTAAAGCAAGCCCGTCACCCAGATACACAGGTTTTGAAACTAAAGATAGTTTAGTAGCTGCCGGGCGAAGAAAGTACGAAAATATAGAACTTGTACAATCTGATTTCTTAGATTCAGACCTCGTTACAGACTATACTATTTGCATCGGAACCTTGAATGAGTCACATGGAAATGATAAGTGGGAATACTTTAACAAAACTTTAAAACACTGCCTTGACACAACAAAAGTAGCCATAATATTCGTTTTGTCAGCCGATATGGGCGGCTTTGACGGGTTTTTAGACTACCCGCTTACAGAAATAATATCACACATTCCTAAAGGTCTTAGGTTTAATATTGATTATACTAAATTTGAAGATATTTACAAATTGACCGTCCATATCGGCGGGTATAATGACTAAACTTATATTATATGAGCGTAAACCAACGACATGCAATTGATCAAAAAAAAGTGCAAAAATTCGGCAAACACTTTGGGTCTATTGACTTTGAAGTAGGCCCAATCTCACATGCAGTACTTGAACTAAATCGTCAAGACACTAAGGCAGGAAAGTTCCTAATTGGAGGAAAGGAGTTTGACTGCACTTTGGCAGAGCTAGACAGGATCATCGAAACTTGCCAAACTGCAAAAGAAGTATTCTTTCAGAAATACCGTTTAGGACTTTAAGTACAGAAAGAAAATAATGGCCAAGAAAAGTCATCTACATCAAATAATGTGGGTGACTTTTCTGCTTTTATGGCTTTAAAATAGCGTTTTTTAAATCTTTAACACATCGTTAACTCATTTTTTCTTGCTTACCTCTTGCACATGTCAAAAATTTCTCGTAACTTTGCACTATAATTAATATAATTATAAAAATATTTTTTAATAAAAACGGGAGAAATTTTTAATTTCTCCCCATTCAAAGCAGGTACTGCTTGAATGTGTTTTGTAACTAAGAAAAACAGTTATTAACTTATTATATTTAAATAATAATAGTTAATAATGACATAACTATGTCAATGACCAATTTGACCAGATTTTTCCCTTATATTATTGCTGGATCTGCGTTACTTGTTTCAGTAATTGGATCATATTATTCAATTTCTGGGATAGGTAGAATCTTTGCCGGGCACCAAGTGGGAGCCACTTTTATGGCGTTTGCCCTTGAACTTGGCAATATTGTCACAGCATCTGCTTTAAAATTATACTGGCACGATCTTCCAAAGCTGTTGAGGAACTATCTTTGTTCCGCAGTTGTGGTTCTTTCCATTATAACCTCCATCGGTATCTATGGATTTTTGTCGGACGGTTATCAGTTAACAAACAACAAAGATAAGATAGTCCAAGCAAGAATGGACTTAGTTAAGAAGAAGAAAGAAAGGTTTGAGATTCAACTTGCCGACTTAAAAAAAGAAAAAGAAGAAGTGAACGCTTCTATTTCAAATCTAAGAAAATCACTATCTACTGACAATCAATACCAGACTGTTGACAAGAAGGGAAATGTCCTTACCCAAATTCAGGCAACTCAAAAGAAAGGAGTTCAAGCAGAACTAAATATATCCACGTCAAAAAGCAATGATCTTTCTTTAAAGATAGATAGGCTAAATGATTCGATATCTGCCTATGATGTTAAGATTATCGAGATTCAGGCCAGTAACGACGTTTCTTCTGAGCTTGGGGCGTTGAAGTACATATCGAACATTACGGGTTCCAGCATGGATGTTGTAGTCAACTGGTTCCTGATATTGATTATGATTGTTTTCCAGCCTCTTGCCATAGCGCTTATTTTAGCGGCTCTCTTTGCATTTTCAAAGAAATTCAAAGACAAGGAAGAATTAATACCAGTAGATTCGCCGTCAATTCCAGATGCTCCTGCAATTGATACGAAGCAAAGGGCAAAGAGGAAGTACAAATCAAAAAGGAATAAAGAAATTGATGATTCTGAAATAGACTCCGCAAAAACTTTCAATATTAAAATTGAAGGTTTAGAACCGGGAGAGGAATTGTTTCCAAACAGCACAACCGACACAGTAGCAGAGAAAGACCCTCCGACAGATAAAAAGGTCAGAAAGAGAAGGGTTGTAGAGACCGGTCTCCCTGAAGATTTGGCCACGCATTTATCAGAAAGTTTAAGTAAAAAAAAAGACTAAGTGAACCACAAATAAAAATGATGTCCCACCAAGAAATACAGGCATGGGAGAAGAAGCATAATGGAGAACTTTAAAAAATTCAGCTTATACGAAGATACAAATAGAAAAATATTTTCCAAGTTCATTGCCCCAGACCAATTAGAAGAGAGGGTGCTTGATATAAACATTTCAGAACCTGAGACGTTGTACAGCATGTCATCTAAAGTAAGAGAATTTTTAAAGGATAAACCAGAAGACTACGAACTCACGTTATATTTAGTCTGTGGCAACATACCGTCAAAAGACGCAGGTTTGTTCGCAGAATACTTAAAAGATTTAACACAGCCAATCGTAGTCGTTTTTAGAGGTATTGTGCACTTTGATTTCATCCATCTTTTCTTGGATAACTTGGTTTACTTAAACACAAGCAGTCAAATACAATACTCGAAGATAAAATTACACGACACAATGAAGAACCTGCTCACAAAACCTGACACATATAAGAAGTTTGTGCAGAGGTTTGTTGACGAGTATTGGAAATTAAACGAAGGGAACATGCTTCCTATATCAGAACTTGAGGCGCTTGGGATAAAAACAGAACCTTTGCAAAAAAATTAAAAATAAATATAATAAAAAATAATGGCCGAGTTTTACTTAACCGACAAACAGATTCAAGCAAACTGGAAAACCTTCAGAGAGATAGTCAATGAAATTTCTCCACGAAGGAAGGACGCGATGAACAGAATGTACGACGAACTTGATGAAAGGGTTGCGATGGCACCTGCTTCAAGTTATGAGTACTTCCACAACGCCATACCGGGCGGATACGTGGATCACGTGTTAAGGGTTTACAATAACGCCCTTAAACAATATGAACTATGGAAGAGTTCCGGTATGATAGTTGACAATTTTACATTAGAAGAACTGTCTTTCGCGGCAATCCATCACGATATTGGAAAGTGCGGTATGCCCGGAGAAAATGGATGTCTATATCAGACAAACAAAAGCGAGTGGCACAGAAAAAACCAAGGCAAGATGTATCAAACAAATCCCGACCTTATGTTCATGGATCACGCTGACAGGGGATTCTATTTGTTAAATTACTACGGAATTCAATATTCAGCCAACGAGATGCTGGGGATGAAACTTGCGGATGGGATGTATTCTGATCACAATAAGCCTTATTTAGTATCATACGATCTCGATAAGAAATTAAGGAATAATATAGGCTTGATACTTCATCACGCTGACTTAATGGCAGCAAGGTTCGAGTTTGAGAGGTGGGCAACTACTTCCGAAAAGTTTCAGTTGTATGACAATAAAGTTCATAAGCAACCAGCACAAGAACCTGCTGTAGGTGGCGGAAGCGCAGCGAATAAAAAACATCTTGATATTTTTGCTAAGGTATTTGCAGAGATGGAAAAAGAAAAGGGTTAGAATGGTAATTATTTTATCAATAGTAACTTTTGTCCTTATTGCTTTGCTAATAGTAGCATTTATAGCGATAAGAAACCTTTTGAGTCAGAACGACACTTTGTTGGAAAATTTGCAGATTTACAGTAACAAGATTGAGCAAATAGAGGATGAGACTATAAAATACCACAAGTACTTCCTTGAATTATTTACACAAACTTACCAAGAGCTTCAAAGAGTCAACAAAAGGGGGAGTTTTAGCAGTGACGATGAGGTTGGATTTGCTTTTAGAGTGATCCTTTCGGCAATAGAAACGGCGAAGAACAAACTTTTAGCAATAGAAACAGAAGAGGAGGTATACCCTGAAAAAAAAACCTAACGAAATGTATTTCGGAAAGCACGTAGAAGAGGCGATTATAGAGTATAATACATCTGATAATCCAAAGCAAAAAGAAATAATATTTACCAAAAGGATTTACCCAGCACTACACAAATTGGCGGAAAATCAAATACACGCCAAGAAGTTTAACGATTACGGGTATAGCACCTACGATGAGAAACTACATGAATGTGTGGTACACCTTCATTCAAGGTTAGAGAAGTACGATCTCACTAAAGGGAGTGCTTTTTCCTACTTTAATAGGATATCTATAAACTGGGTATGGGCGGAGATGAAGAAAGTAAAAGAAGATAGACAGTTTAAGGGAGACATAGAAGAGATAGACATGAGGAGAAATGTCTTAAATGAAATATCTAACGAGATTCATCTCGAAGATTTAGAGGACTTTTGTTCTAAGTGGTCTGCGTGGGGCATATCACACTTAGACCATTTGTTTTTGACAAAAAGGGATAAACGAATAGGAGAGGCAGTCTTTAACTTGTTTAAAAACGTAAAAAGTCTTGATATTTATAACAAGAAGGCTTTGTACATAATGGTGAGAGAACAGGTTGACGTAAAAACCCAATATATTACAGATGTCATAAAAATTATGAAGCCCTTGCAAAGAGCAATGTATGCCGATTATCAAAAAAATGGAACATGTAATTGGAATAAGTTTCTCTTACATTTTCCAGAAGAAGAGGAAATAGATGAAATCCATAATGAAATCGAAGAAGAGTTCAAGTCCCTTATTTACGCTTGACAATGGTGATGAAGTAAGGTTTGAGGACTTGTTGAAGAAAATATACACAAACTCTGAGGAGAAGAACCAAAACATAACTGCCACAGCCCAGCGAATAATGGCTTTGACCAAGACGCTAAACGATATGGTAGTTATGATGCCTATACTCGTTGACATGCAAAAGGCTGCTATTGCCAACGACGATATGCTCGTTAAGATGGCTGCCATTGTACAGAGAAGTCAAAACGCAAAATCAAAGGACGCCGGTCTCGATAACACTCTTATCACCGAAGAAGAACGTAAAATATTGATGGACGCTGTAAGAGAATCCAAGAATATTCCGGGCAGTTCGTCAGAAGGATAGTTAAAATGGAAAAGAAACACAATTGATTTTATTTTTGCATGAGTGTTTACTTCCGAAGCCCAGCCCATCGGATCTGCCGTGGCTGGGCAGCTCACATAATGGTCGGCATGTTTTAGCATATAAAAAGCACCAAGAATGTTAAAAATACAATAACCTCAAGAATATATCCCAATATTTTTTAGGAACGGAGGGGATTTTAATGATTGCAGCCGAAGTGGTTGAAACTAAGTATGCCTTTAAACCAAATCAAAAAGACCCAGACACGGGAGATACGCTTCCACTTGGGTCTATACAAGTTCGCATTGGTTCGCACGAATCGAACATCGGTCAAGTTCGTAACCTGTTTTGTCGGCCAGCGGTGTTTAATCGTCGAATCCCTAATATTGGAGAAATAGTATATTTAATATCTGCGCCTACGAACGACTTTAGTACTTCTAAAGTCAAAAATTCAGGATTTTTATATTTTAGCCCGCTAAACACTACTGATGACATTGTTTCCCATCAGTTTCCGAGACTATGGAAGAGAAAATCATCAACTTCTAACGGAGGAGCTGAGAGGAAGAGCGACAAAGAAGAGCCGGGCTATACTTTTCCAAAGAATCCTGCGCCTTTGGACAGGTTACAGCCTTTTGAAGGGGATGATTTATTTGAAGGAAGGTTCGGCCATTCTATACGTTTTGGATCAACCGTCCAAGGGGACGACAGTGTTTATTCAAAAAAACCGACATGGAAGGGTACTAAGAACGGAGACCCTATAACAATCATTAGAGTTGCTAAACCTACTGGTGATGGGAAGAAGTACAATATTGAGGATATTGGAAAGGATGAGTCGAGTATTTACTTGACATCTGCCCAAAGCCTCAGCAAGCTGAAAGGCGGTTTTGACAAGAATACGGACGTAAAACAACTTGGACAGAAGTCAATAGCACAGATTGTAGCCAACTCCAAGAGAGTAGTTATAAATGCTTATGATGATACCTTATTTTTAATTGGAAAGGAAAAAGCGATACTTACAGGAAAGAAGGTGTTGTTTCAGAGCGATAAATACAAGGTTGATCTCGATGAATTGATGGACTTCTTAAAGAAATGGCTTGGAGAGGACGCAAAGTTAGCACAAGGTTCTGCACAATACTCAACAGCAGCTGGGCCAACAGCAACCTCAACAAACGTATCTTCCTATATTCAGTTACAGTCTTCCGACTTCACAAAGTTTAAAATGCCATAATGTTGTGTAGTTGTTAAATTCAATCAGCCGAAATCGCCGGAAAGACGTCCAAGATAGTAAATAGAAGAATAAAATGAGGATAGGTCTATGACACAGAAAGAAGCCAATATACTCGTGGAAATTATTACAAAAGTAGTTAGAAAAGAACTTGGAACGTTCAGAAAACAATTGCTCCAAGAAGGTTATTCACCACAACCAGTCAGAAAACAAGTTGCCACCCAGCCAGCCGACAGGTTAACTGAGGTGCATAAGAATTTTAGGAATACAGTGAGGTTGAACAATGCTCCTAAGAAGAACATGAGTAAAAACCCTTTACTAAATTCAATTTTACAAGAGACTATTTCAATAGAAGAGGCTGAAAGACAGGCAGACGAAATGGCAATACTTGAGAGTGTAAATCTCCCAGTAGACATCAATGGAAGGTTAATATCAAGTAATGCAAACGTAGATCATGTACTTGAAGCAATGAACAGGGATTACTCTGGAATGTTTGCCCAAAAGGGAAAATCAACGCCCGCATCAGTAGCCGCAAAAAATCAACTTAGAAACGACTTCCTTGCAGCAATTGAAGACGATTTCCTTATAAATGATGCACAGAAAAGAAACCGAACGGAACAGTCCACATACCCAAGCGTTGAACCTTTTTCAAAAGACGAGGAAGATTTAGACTGGTTAAATTATGTATCTTAATTACAAACGTACTTAATGAAACTTTTTAATATAAAAAAGTATTACTATGATTAAAAATTTATATGACGGAGCGTAAAACCCACAGGTCTTTATCCTGTGGGATGTAAGCGACTAACCCTGATTGAGGATATACTCACGAATAGTATCAGGACTTGCAAGAATGGACACGTTTTAGACCGTGACCTTAATGCTGCAAAGAATATTCTAAAAGAAGGATTAAAAATAATATTGTCAGGAACTGGCGATTACACGGGTGGAGACACAAATAAGACTTCTGTAAAGAAGCGCAAGTCTGTGAAACCCGAAGCCCATTTGTCTTTAGCAAATGGGTAGTTCACTAGATGGGGCGAACTATGAGGATAATAAAATATGCTATTAAAATATTACCCAGAAGATGATTCTAATAATACTATTGGCATACTTTTGCCTATGAATGGCCGTTCTGATCGTGCATCAGACGGCTTTTTTGCTATGTCAAGGACTACCGAAGAACAGGCTATCTCAAACTACATAAACCTCTTATTAACTAAGAGGGGAGAAAGGTACATGCAACCGGAGTTTGGGATAGGAATACAGTTCTATCTCTTTGAGCAAAACGTCGAATCTCTCAGACTTGAACTTGAATCAGAGATTTACCGTCAAGCAAGATTTTGGCTGCCTTACATAATAAACCACAACATTGATGTAAAGCCTAAAGCGGATATTCCCGGATTGAACGGCGACCCAGAGAACGCACTTCAAATTGTAATAACCTTTTCCGTCACCGAGGCAGGGGCAAATAGAACCATAGCCCTTTTTCAGAAAGAGGGCAGGATAAGTTACAATATAACATGACGAAAATAAAGGCTACCTTACTTGGAATTCCACAACAAAGGTTTGTGCCACAAAAATATTTTCATACCTCTGTCAAAAAGCCTAAGATCGAATACATTGAACTGTACAGTTTTGATTTTGAATGCGATATGACTTTTGAGGAGGTACGAGAGTACAAGTATAAGTACCTTCCCCAACCAAAGTTCAGAAAAAAAATAGAAGAAATGTTCAACTTGAAAATTCCGATATTTATAAGGAAATTAGTATGGAAATTGGAGGACGTAAGCAATGGCTATGCTAAATAGCAGGTACAAACGTAACATAAGTTATGTAAATAAAGATTTTGCGGAATTTAGGATTGCGTTGATAAATCACGCAAAACAATACTTTCCAAACACAGTAAACGACTTTAATGAAGCATCTCCCGGAACAATGATGATAGAGATGGCAAGCTATGTAGGAGATGTGCTTGCATTCTTTGCGGATGTAAGCCTTCAAGAGTCGTTACTTTCTAATGTTGAGGAGAGGATCAACCTTTACAATTTGTCTCAAGGCATGGGGTATAAGGCTAAGACAGTTGTTCCTGCATCTGTTGACCTTGACATATTTCAACTGATACCATCAGTAGGATCTGGCACAAACACTAGACCTGACTTTAGATATGCCTTGTACGTTAAGGAAAACATGCAAGTGTCTACTTCGGATAAAGATGCCGTTCCATTCTACACTAAAGATGCCGTAGACTTTAGATTCAGTTCGAGTTACGATCCAACTACTATAACGGTATATTCCGTTACAGGTGACGGCGCTATTGAATACTACTTGTTGAAGAAAAAGGTTAGAGCCGTTAGCGGTCAGATAAGAACCAAGACATTTCAGTTCTCAGAACCAAAGATATACGATAAAATAGTACTTCCTGAAAACAACGTAACTGAGGTTATAAAGGTCACAGATAGTGACAACAATGTGTGGTATGAAGTGCCTTACTTGTCTCAAGACTTGGTTCCTATTTCTGTAAGAAACGTTCCGTATAACGATCCTAAATTAAGCAAGTACAGAAGTTCTGTCCCTTACATACTTTCTTACAAGCAGACCGAGAGAAGGTTCATAACAAGACTTAGAAAAGACGATCGCTTAGAGATTCAGTTTGGCTCTGGCTTGAGCAGTGAAGCAGACGAAGAGATTGTCCCGAATCCTATGAATGTAGGGCTTGGGCTTAACTATTTTGAGAGGGTTGCAGATGTGAGCATAGACCCTATGAACTTCCTCTACACACGCACCTATGGCAGCGCGCCAGCAAACACAGTGCTCACTGTTCAATATGCCACTGCAACAGGGGTTTCAGATAATGTATCGTCTAACCTAATCACGGAAATTATATCAAGCGAAATAATTGACCCAGTTGATACTACCGACCCCACAGTATTGAACACCATTAGAGATTCCCTTTCAATTAACAACCCTTATCCAGCATTTGGCGGACAGAATAGGAAACCGCTTGAATCAATAAGACAAGAGGCTATGGCCAACTTTGCTGCACAGAACCGAGCAGTGACCAAGGAAGATTATATACTTAGATGCTTGTCCATGCCAGCAAAATATGGGGGTATCGCTAAAGCGTATGTAGAACAAGACTTTCAGTTAGGGCAGTGGAATGAGGAGAGGACACCAAACCCTTTTGCGCTGAACCTTTACATACTTGCTTCTGACTCCCTTGGAAACCCTATACCGGCAAACGAAGCGATTAAAGAGAATTTGCGTCAATATTTGCGCCAATATAGAATGATGACAGATGCCATAAACATAAAAGACCCTTTCTTAATTGATTTGGGAATAAATGTTGATGTAATTGTCCGACCAAACGAGAACAGCAACGAGGTTCTCCTAAAGTGCAGCGAAAAGTTGATAGAACTGTTCAAACCAGAAAAGTTACAGATTAACCAGCCGATACTGCTATCTTCCATCAGGAATGAACTTGACAAGATAGACGGGGTTCAGTCAGTACAGAGGATAGATTTTGTTAACAAGGTCAACATGAACGAGGGGTATGCTGGAAATCAATATGATGTTAAGGCAGCGATAAGAGGTGATGTTTTATACCCAAGTCTTGATCCATGCCTGTTTAGAGTACCTTACCCAAAACGTGACATTTTGATAAGAGCGGTAGAAATATGAAACTAAAAACTATACTTGAAAGCATATATGACAGAAGCGATATGCCACAAATCCAAGGCTCTGACCTAAAGGATGCCTTTATTTTATTACAGAAAGCGGGAGTGCCTGTAGAAGTAGATGAAGTGTCGCCAAAGAAACTTGTACATTCCCAGAAGAGCGTAAACAAAAAAAAGGTTATGGCAATAACAAGGAGCATAGTAAAGGGAGAGAAGATGCCACCAATAGTAATTTCAGGAGATAATTATATCATTGATGGACATCACAGACAACTTGCCTATGCAGTCATAGACCCTGATAATAAGATAAAAGTAATAAGGATAAACCTTCCAAGGGACAAAGCACTTGCTGTATATAAAAAGGTTGAAAAACACTTGGAAAAAGACTAAATGTACAGAACTATTTACCCGATAAAAGACGCTACTTTATATTCTCAAGAACCTGAGCAAAACACAGGGGTTGACCAGATTATAGAAATAGCCAAAGCAGCGTATGGCTCCCCCTCTTTAGAGGGTGACAGTACTGTTTATTATGGGGCAACGTATAACAGTAGAATCCTCATTCAGTTTGACTTTACAGATATAAGTGCGTCCATTGTGAGCGGAAAAATAAACTCAACTGCAAGGTTCTACCTTAACTTGAGAGCAACAGAAGCCACGGCACTTCCCATTAATTATACATTATATAGCTACGCCGTTTCAGGTTCTTGGACAAATGGGAGAGGTTTCTACAACAACAACCCGATCATAACTGATGGAACATCTTGGAAATACAGACACTCTAAACTTGACGGAAAAGTTTGGTCAACCTCTTCTTACAATCCTACCTCGACGGGATCTTTCGCAACGATACCCGGAGGAGGAAACTGGTACACAAGTTCCGTGTGCAGTCAGAGTTTTAACCACGAACTTCCAGACATCAGGATGGACGTTACAGACATAGTTAAAAGATGGCTATCAGGTTCGATAGAAAATAACGGGTTTATTGTAAAACTCAGCGACACTCTTGAGCAGGATACTACAATCTTTGGGAGCATAAAATTTTTCAGTGTGGAAAGTCACACTATATTCACCCCAAGATTAGACATAGTATGGGATAATTCAGACCTTACAGGAACTGGTTCATTTAGCGAGATAGGAAGTGACGACTTTGTATTGTACTTGAAAAATAATAGAGGTGGATACAAGCAGTCAGAGAAACCAAAGGTTAGAATAGGAGTACGAGAGAAGTATCCGCAACAGACATACGCTACATCAAGTGTGTACCTAAACTCTAAAAGACTGCCAACGGGTTCTTATTTCCAAATACAAGATACCGAGACCGATGAAATAATTATACCATTTGACAATATTGGGACAAAGATAAGTTGTGATACCAAAGGTAACTATTTCATTGTGGACATGTCCTCACTAATGCCTGAGAGATGCTACAAATTTGTATTTAAGAGCGAGTTTGATGGCGGAGATGTAGTAAGGTTCGTGGATGATAACTATATTTTTTTAGTAAGGAGATAACATTTAGATGCAAGTATCAATAAACAATGTAACATACCTCGATCAGTTAACATCGAACTCTAAACTCTTGCAGTACTTAATACCACAAGAAGGCCATACCTATGAATATTCTACACAAGATGGGATAAATTCAAGGAACTACGCCTTATCTAAGAGAAACGGAGCCGGAGCATACGAGCTTCCAACTGATAAAGACAAGGTGTACTTAAACTACATACCAAAGAAAGTTTTTGTTTCCGATCAAAACTTAAAAGACTATACAGATACTTCCTTTTCATATTTTGTACAGCCAGTAGTAGTAGAGCCAGACAAGTTTACATTAATAGAAGGTCAAATATTTAGATGCTTTGACAAAAACTCTCTACCACTGCCGAAAGAAGAATACACATACTGGATTATAGAGAACGGAAAGAAAAGGAAGATACCGAACTACAAGACCCTTGAGGTTATGATGGCACAAAGGGGTATAACCTTGTTGTCAGTAAGGGTTATACCCGAATCACAATGTGAACAAATAGAAGAGGCTATTGATACAGCAGGGAACATCCCAGATAAGTCTGGGGCTTGGAATGAAGACATGAGTGATAAAACAAATGTAGAATTGCTCAAAAAGTTGGATGCAAACACAAAATCAGGAGCAGCGATAGCCGATGCTGCCGCAGCCAGCGCAGCGACTCAGATAGCAGCCGTTAAAGCCGCTGAGGAGAAAGCAAAAGCACAGGCAGATCAAGCCAAGGCAGAAGCAGCAGCGGCCAAGGCAGCCAGCGATGCTGCCATAGCACAAGCACAAGCAGCACAAGCAGCAGCAGAGGCGGCTAAGGCGCAGGCGGAAGCAGAAAAAGCAAAAGCACAGAATAGTTAATAGGTTGTTAAATAAATACAACTACAAAAAAAAAGTTTTTACCTTTGCTATGATTTTAAACATGAAAAAAATAAAAATTGATCTACTCATGGAGACCTTTTTAAGAGAAGCGCAAACAGCCCTTTTTGAACCAACTAAAGAAGGCGCACTCGATTTTGGAAATCAAATAAAGTCGAGTCTTAGTGGCTTAGTTCCTGAAATCAGGTTGTCAACGGGCGTTTTGTCTCGCTACGATTATGTTGACATAATATTGATCCTACAACCAAAAGAGAAGTGGGCTAATGGTTTGGTAGAGAATGCTGCAAGTATGAGATTTGAGATAAAAAATAACGGTAAGATAGAGATGACGCACAGTAGGCTCTATGTCAAGTCAAAGAGACCTATCTATGCTTTGCCAGTAAAATTTGTAAAGCAGTCTGTAAAAGACGCTTCACAGGCAGCAGAAAAGATAAAGAAGGTTGTAGAAAAGGCAAAAGAATTGTTTGCACAAGCAGGTGAACCGTTTGAATAATTAAAGTCACTTTAAGATAAAAAACACCATCCCAGAATCAATGGGAGGGTCTAAAAAAAGTATTCTTAAAAAACCTTGAAGAGGTTATGAAGCAAGCATGAAAAGAAGAGTGGACACCAGAAATAGTAAAGGGCGAACTTCCTGACGTGAAGGTTAAACTTCCAAATGGTAAGATTGTAACAGGAAAGGTGTACGGAAGAATAAACCAGTTTGCTAATGTAGTGATTAAAACCGAATCAGGGGATAAATCAGAAGAGTTTGCTTGGAAAACACTGGCAAGATCCTTAAATAACGATACACATGTAATTATATGGTAAGTGAGGAATAGTCATCAGTCTCGAAAGATACATAAATAAGGAGAAGATTTTATCAGAACTACAAATCCAATATGGTCAATTGTGGACTGACCAAGATTTGTCTATACTCGATTATGTTGTATTAATCCCGCATGACCCGAATCTCGTTAACAATCAGAGATCGGAACTCCACGTATATTCTTTCTATGGCGACTATCTCCTTGGAAACCATGATTCCAAGTACACATTCCTCGAAAACGTAAGTAACAGTTTACTTGTTGATGTACGATCTACTTTTGCTGATGCAAACATAAGTAGAGGATCTTACATAGTTTCTATAAACTTATTTCAAAATGTTTGGGGAGACTTTGACAATAAAAAAGTCTTCGTAAAAGAAATAAGCCCTGACAGGACAGAATTAAAAGTATCTGTTGATAAGAAATATCTCGTAGAGTTTCCTCACTTCAAGACATATGTTAAGTCCCTAGCCGACAATAATATTTTAAACAACCTTGTAATTAATTTTGGGTTTAACCGAATACAAAAGGTTGTGAATGTTTGGTTTGACGGGGAGGAAGAAGGTGTTATCTACCTAAAACTATATCAGCCTATATTCGATGATATACAAGATAAGGACAAGGCATGGTTCGACTTTGAAGTAATTGACCCATACATTGATACTGTTATCTTGGTAAACCCTACTGTAACTGGAAACGTAAACCAGTTGAGAGGGCCAAATTTTAACATAGATACCAGCCTATATTCTTCCAACTCAACAACTTACAAGAGTTGGGATGAACTGCTTGATGCGAACCTATCAACAACGCAAAAGATAATAGATAGAACCTTGTCAGGGTCGGGCGTGACTCTGAATGTTGATTACACCAGTTTTGATAATTTTGTATTCTACTCGTCAGCAGAGAAAAGAATTAGAAACTTTCACTATAAAGTAAGTAAGATAGAGGAGTATTCGTCCTCGATAGCTGTGTTGCTGAACTCAACAGCAAGCAATACAAGATTCGTATCTGGCGCAATAGACTTGAACCAGCGAAGGATAGATCAAATTGTCTCCAATTTCACTCCGTTTGAGAGGTGGTCTTATTACGAACCTACTGCCAGTTTATTCAGCCATGACGTGAGCGGTTCTATAACTCCGTGGCCAAAAAGGTTAATATCTGGGTCTTGGGTCAACTGGTCAATATCATCATCTATTACAGAAGATTGGTATAAGAAACTATTGACATCATCCAGTAAATACGATGAGCAAAATACTAACAGACTTTATTGGTCAATCCCGGAACACATTTACATGGAACCGGGAAACAGTAATTATGTGCTCTTTGTAGATATGATCGGAGAGCATTTCGACCTCTTATATGCTTACATAAATGCGCTGACAAAAATACATGAAAAAGAAGAGCATCCTAAGCGAGGAGTGAGCAACGGACTGCTCTATTCAATTGCCTCAAGTTTTGGATGGGAGTTACAGAACACCCGTCAACTTGCTGATCTGTGGACATACAAACTAGGAACAAACAACCAAGGTCAATATGCAGCGACGGGTTCGATGTTCTCACTATCTCAAGAAGACCAAACTCACATGATTTGGCGCAGGATAGTTAACAACCTTCCGTACCTGCTAAAAACAAAAGGAACATCAAGGTCAATAAAGGCTTTGATGTCAATATATGGGATACCCCAAACGCTCATAGGGATAAAGGAGTATGGAGGGCCAAGCCCTATTTCAGACAGGCCAACCCTCATCGAAGACAGATATTATTACAGTCTAAAGGTAAGCGGAAGCCAGTACATAGAAATACCAAGAAGACCTATCTCAATAACTTCTGGATCATGGGGAGGCATCGAAAGGGTAACAGATACCGTTGAGTTTAGATTCAAGACAGAAACCTCTTCCTCTGTATCTATGTCGTTATGGTCAATAAAGGACGGGCTGACCGGAGAGACCAATATGAACCTTGAATTGGCTCATATAAGGACTAAATATCCGTTTTCCCAATCATACTCCGGATCAAATCAATACGGCTATCTTAAACTGAGCGCACTGGCATACGACATCAGCGGATCGGCATTTACCAATGTAGTAGCGTCGTCGTCTTATCTTCCTTTTTACAACGACGATTTTTGGACAGTAAACATCAGAGTTGATTCGCCTCTCACTGGTTCTAACCTAACATCTCCTATAAGGCTCTCAGTTTCTCAAGTAAGCGATTGTTTATATGGGAGGATAGCAAACACATCCTCGATTGTTTTAACGTCTCCTACGGCAAGCAGGGGGTTTTACAGGGCATGGGGACAATACCTTGGTTTCAGATCTTCTCCAAGCTATGTTATCTTTGGAGGGACAACAGGCAGTTCTACTGGAACAGGGTTGAGCACGAGGTTTATAGGTAATATACAGGCATACAAAGAATATTTTGAAGTCATATCAGGTTCAACCTTTGATAGTCATGTGCTAAACCCAAGTGCCTATCACGGAAATACGGAAACTTCGAGTTTTTACACACTCCACAAATATTATCCGCTTGGCATAGATGCACAGAGGTGGAATCACGGGACTTATGTACAAGTTTCAAGCAGTCAACCGAACAGAAAGGCAAGTTTTGACACCACTGCCTCTTTCAAAGGATTTACAGCATATCCTGAATCATTGCAGTACCCTTCTGACAATGAGACTTTTTATGTATATACTCCAAGTTTAGGGGGAAACTCCCTTAGATCTGAAAAAATAAGGCTTGAAGACTCTGTGCTATCAAGGGACTTGAGTCCAGTTTCCCGCGCAGAAAAAAGCGCATTCGACAAAGCAGGGTTTGACTCTAATAGGTTGGCTATCGTGTTTGCGCCTAACGATCACGTAAACAATGAGATATATAACCATACTGGCTACGCAGAGCTTGATTATTGGATTGGAGACCCTGAATATCAATTCACTGAGGGCTATGCAGAATTATCAAGGTTCAGGCACGAGTATTTTCAAAAATACGCAAGGAACAATGATGTAAACGCATTGATAAGACTACTTGCCTTGTATGATTACACGTTCTTTGAGCAGATTAAACAACTTGTTCCGGGACGCGCTGACCTCATCTCAGGTATCCTGATAGAAGATCCTGTACTTCACAGGAACAAAGTGATAATTGCCAAAATACCTACAATAGAAAACACACAGTGGGAAAAGACGATCCCAAGTTATGTGCCAACAAGTAGTGGTGAATATCTTGATCTTGATGCAAGTTCCTCAATCAAAATAACCTTACAATCAAGATACAGTTACATTACTGGGTCAATAACAGACCCTGTTAGAACAGTATCTAAATATTTGTACACAACAGGGTCTATACCAGACCCAGTCATAATAACAGGATCAATCTGGAGCCACTTTAATACCAACTCAACGTCCTCGTTGTGCGGTGTTCTTGATATTGTTCCAAACCAATATAGCGGTAGCCAGTCAGAGACACAGAGTTATTACGAAAATCCTACAAAAAATTGCTGCTATAAGAAGGTAATCTTCCACTACTCTTCTTCTGGACAATATGGAAGTAGGTATCTACGACAATGGCACACTGCCGTATCCATGAGCTATGGCATGTATTACAGCAGGAGTCTTGAGTGTGGAAATTATCAAAATAATGAATGTTTTGTGTCAAATAACCACAGATTTAGAGGATCTAAACTTGAAGGGCCTGACTTTAACATAAATTCGCCCAATACCATTGATGGTGGCCCAGTTGTAACAGTATGGACAACAACACCGGAAAGATTGCAAGTTGGGGATAATATAATAGAAGGAAACTTGATTGTAAACTAATCAAGATATTTACCATAAAAAGGAAAATGTAAAATGAAAATATCAAGGAAATTATCTAATAAGCAGGCGGTTTAAAAAATTATAAAGAAGATAAGAGGATTAGTATAGGCTGTACTTGGTGAAGATATTCGGTCAAAACAAAAAATATATGGTAATATAATTGATTTTGCTGAGAAAAAAACCTGTAAAAAAGGCTCATCTATTCAAGCGGCCATATTCGCAAGTTTTACAGAGTTCTTAAAAAAACAGCGTCGCACATCAAACAAACTATGTAAGGAAGCAAATGCCACTTTTTTCATCAGGTAGAGATAGGTTATTGGTTAGACATATTAGCCGAGAGTTAATGCACAGGTTCATATCAATAGAGTGTGCTTTGTATAAACTTGCCCTACCAGAGATGGAAGTGAACCTGTACAATGAAAGCCATAAAAAAATATATTACAACCCCGTTAGGTTATTTTGCTTGGTCAATAAAGATGATGCTACATTTAACGATGTAGACACAGGTCTCGACACTACCCAAACACTCCAATTTAAGTTCCTTAGAGACGATCTAAAAGACATTAACGTAGTGTTGTCTGAGGGCGATATAATAAAGTACGATGAAAAATACTATGAAGTTGATAACATTAAAGAACAGCAGTATTGGATGGGAAGGAATGATGAGACTCTTCCCATAGAGGTAGAAGGAAGGAGCAATAGTAGTTTTGGGTTTAATATTTCGATTATAGCAGAAACTCACTTAACCAGAATGTCGCAGTTGAATTTAGTTGAAGTCCGTTCTGGTGTAAATAGTATAAACGTAATGAGAACATTCCCCAAAAACCTATAAAGGAAAATATTGATGAATTTTTGGGACGGAGCATTGCTGATAACCTAATCCCAAATAAGACTTATGCTAAACACTTATTATTTTGCAGATAATAATATGAAAAACTTTTCACATGGAGATAATTAATGTCAAACCCTGTAATAAGACCATATCAAGAAGGGAACACAAGTCCCAATGTTGACCGATCAAAGGTTATAAGAAGGGATAATGACGAGGTAGTTGTGCCAGAGGTCACTTTATATGATATTGACTACGCGGTGTATTTCCACTTGACCGAAAGTTTAAAGTTACAGATAGTTGACAATGGAACCGCAATACAAGTGCCTGTTATGTTTGCCAATGGGGAGAAATGGTCTCAAATAAGGCAACATGGTTATTTGAGAGACGAGCATAAAAAGGTTCTTGCCCCAATAATTACCATCAGAAGAACTTCTATGACATCTGATGACAGACTGCCTATGTATAATTCAAATGCGGGACGGGCAACTTATAAATTATTTCCACAAAGAACTTTAAGTATGCAGTGGGATAGGGTAGCAGGACAATACTTAAAAAAAGAATCAGTAGAATATTATTTAGTTGATTTTCCAGAATATGTTAGGGTATATTATGAATTGATAATTTGGACAGATTTACAAGAGCAGATGAACCAAGTAGTTCACGCTATAACAAACACCAACGATCACGTTTGGGGCGACTTCAACACTTTTAGGACAAACATACAAGACATTGCCCACGACAATGTAAATGTTCCGGGAGAGGACAGGTTGGTAAAAACCACCATGACAATACAAGTAGATGGCTACTTGAGGTCAGAGTACAAGTATCAAACATCTAAAGTCCAGAAGCAACACTCAATTAAGACAGTAAGGTTCTTGGAAGAAGGAAGCGAGAAAATTATATTAGATGCTTCTGATGAATACCCAACTGTAAATAAGCGCCTCGACATATCAGTACAAAACAAAGATACCATAAAAGAAGAGTTGGCCAATCTACGAAAAACGATTAGAAGATGATATTTATGATTAAAAACAAGGAAAAGAATGGACTCAGCAACTAATAAATTTGTGAAATACTTTAATGACTTTTACTGGCCATCTGGAATATACCCCTGTAAAAAGCATAAGAAAGATATAACTTGGCAAGAAATTAAAAAAGGCTACGATGCTGTTTTAAAGAAAAACCCTAAGCATGAATTTCACGGAGACTCTATGGACAGGGAGTTGATACGAGACGCTATGATTAACCTAAAGATTTTAGACCCAGACTATACTCAAAAAGAGTCTGTTAGAATGAACTTTAATAAAAGAGTAGTCCTTGAGAATAGGCTTCGTAGTATGATTAGACAAATATTAAGGCAGATTATTAAAAATAAAAAATAATGGCAAACAAAGGAACAATCCCTTGGAATAAAGGGATAACAGTAGAAACGAGTGAGGGCGTTAAAAAATACACAGACTCAAAGAAAGGAATACCTAACGAAAAGACCAGACATAGGCATGAGGCAAATAGAAAGGCTCGATTAGGAGATGACTATTTGCTGATAGATAAGCCCGACTCTTAGGTAATACCTTGTACTTCCTGTGAAACTGGAAGCAAGACATACATAAGATTTGATACTTTTTACAGGGAGTTGTGTAAGGTTCGAGAAGGAACTTCGACACCTAAATGTAAGTCTTGTATGCAAATAGGAAAAATAGTAAACCAAGAAACAAGAATGAAAATGTCGGAGGCTGCTAAAAGCAGAAATATCATGCCATAGGGTGTTGAAAGAAAAAGAATTAAAATTACAAGTATAATGAAAGAGCGTCATGCAAATATGACCGAAGAACAGAAACAAGAACTGGGTAGAAAGATAAAGAAAGGACAATGGGATAAACCCCAAGAGGAGATATATACTTGGTTGAAAAAGCGTTCAGACAAGAGAAAAGCAGAAATGAAAAGGGTTAGGACAACAGGATAAGTTTAAACCTTCATACAATCTTAATACGATACCTCTCGTAGAAAATGTTTTAAATGTAAAATATAATACAAAGTTTATTCACGCAGAATCGGAAAGTGGGGAGTATAGGATTTACGACAAAGAACTCAAAAGAACATACTATGCAGATGCTTATTCACTTGAATTAAACCTTTGGGTAGAGTTTGACGAACAAGGCAAGTTCGATAAAGATACCTTAAAAGAAGAACATTTAACAAGAGAGTCAAGAATATCAACTCTATTAGGATGTAAAATTTTAAGATTTAAAATAAACAGAGATAACCAAATAATACTCTGAACAAAATATAAAAAGGAAAATAAATTATGGGGTATTTATCAAACCAAAGCATAACTGTGGATGCTATACTAACAAGAAAAGGCAGGGAGTTGTTGAGCCGTGGAAGAAACGAGTTCAATGTAACCTACTTTGCGCTTGCAGACGACGAAATTGATTATTCTTTGTGGAACCCAGATCACCCGCTCGGTAACGCATATTACGGCATTGTTATTGAAAGTATGCCGATTACTGAGGCGGTTCCTGACGAAACTCAAAACATGAAATATAAACTCGTAACCTTGCCTCGCAAGACTGTAAGGATACCGGTAGTTTCTGTACCACAGACTTCGTTCACATTGAGTCCGGGACAGAGCATAACCATCGCGCCTCAAACAATAAACTACACAGACGGAAATACAACCTTTGGATATTCTTTTACATTGGCAGACAGTGATGTGTGCTCAATGTACGTGGATCAGGCAGCGCCCGGACAGCAGTTTAGTGGAACAGGCAACATGGTAGCAGCGCCTCTCACTGAGAGCGAAATAGGGGCATCTGTGACCGTTTCTGGAAAAAGCGTAGTTATTACAGCAAACATGCTTAACCTTTCCACAAGGTCAACAACACTGACTATTGTTGGTAACGAGACTGGTGGAAGCGTAGTAGTGAACATAACAGTAAGGAAGGTTACAACTAACACAACTCCAAACATTCCGTTGACAGGAAACGCACCTATCAAACTTCCTTGATTAAGACAAAATAAAGAGAAAAGAAAATGGCATTTATAAAGAAAGGCGTAGCCACTGGAACAGGTGGAACAGTTCAAAAGTTAGATGAATCGCAAAAGTCTAAGATGGAGGATGCGGGGCTTACCTTAATCCCAGTATCTACTGACCCTTCTGTATTGCAAAATACACAGCCTACTACCAAGCAAATTATGCCGGGAGTTAGCGTTGCTGGGTTTGAAACGAATAAAGGAAACTTTTTTGTATTGGATGAAAATAACGTTGTCCACAATGTTATCCCAACAGGCCCGTCCTTAGATACAGGTGGAGTTAAACCTCAAACAGGGGGGGAAATATTCCCTCCTGTAATGGACTTTATACCGCCTACAAGAGATACAGGCGGGAGTACTCCTCCGATATTGCCAACGGCTCCTACTTTTCCCGCGCCGCTCCCTCCTAATAATCTTGGATCTGGAAGAATTTGGACAAGGTTTGAGACCGGTGATATTGTGCCAAACCAACAAGAAACTATAACTCGTGCGCTATGGAGCGGTAATGTGGGAAATTTGGTGACTTTCTACACTTCTTCTGCTCAAAATGCAACTCAAAAGCGATATTACTATGAGATATTTAACTCTGGTAGTGGGGAGTGTGGCAGCGAAGCACAATTTTCTGTGGCTTGGGGGCACAAACAAGGGTCAGGCTCAGCCGATGAAGGCGGGCAGATAAACGACACCCCTTCTCGCGCAATCTATGGCCAGTACAAGCAACTGTGTCTTGAGCCAGATGAACAGAGGTTCGTGATTGGCGGAAAGGCAACTGACTCAATTTATGTGATAAACATAAACAGAGCTAGAATGAGAGAATTTATTGATGAAGGGAACCTTGAGATAAACCTACAAAGGTTATCTGGTTCACAGTGGCTTGCAGGCGGTGGCGCACAGAACGCATGGACAGGTTCTAACGTAAGGGTATTCCCAACAAAAGCAGTAACAAGGTTAGTAGATGACAGTAAGATTGCCCCCGCAGAGGTAACAACAGCAGGGGAAGTCTATAATATCGTATCAGGATCCCTTGAAGACGGAGTTTATAACAGTTCTGCCCCACATTATTATGGAAAACTTTATAGAAGGTTAGGTGTGATTGTTCTTGATGGAAATAGACTCGATATGAGCGCAAGTTTCCTAACGGTAACGGGTTCTGAAATACCCGGAGACAACGCTTTCAAACTGTTTACCTCATTATCGGGTTCAGCCTTATACACCGATGCAAGTGGAGATAGACTCGGTTTTCAAGGAAGAAGCGGCGAAAAGGTTAAATCTACCCACTATTTCGTCAGGGTAAAAAACCAAGAGTACAATTTCACAAACAACCCAACCTTCACGACAGGTAGCGAGGGAGACCTTGCAGAGCCAACAATGATAGGAGACCCGACAGTTTACATTACGACAGTAGGGCTGTACAATGATAACAAAGATTTATTGGCAGTAGGTAAATTGAGCAAGCCGTTGCAGAAGAAATTTACTAAGGAGGCATTAATCAAGCTAAAATTGGAATTTTAGAACTTATTGATAATCAAAGGTTTATGAAAAATTATATGACGGAGCGTAAAACCCACCCATCAGAATGTGGGTGGGATGTAAGCGACCATTAACTTTGTGAAAGGATATATTGACGTATTGTTTCTGGTGAAGCCTCACCTATTGAGCAAACGAAGAAG